CCTGCCGAGCCTGCTGGGGCACTGGGGCGACCACTACGAGGGCGACTGGACGTTCATCGAGACGACGCTGCGGAAATGGGAGGCGGTGGGAAAGGCCCCGCTGTGGGTGGACCGACTGATCGCGGAGGCGAGGCCGACATGAGCACGATGACGATGGCGCAGCCGTTGCCTACCCCCACCGACACCCGCCC